ATAAAAACTTCATCACAACCTTGGATAATACTATACGCCCAAGCTGACAGGTTTTCGTGTCTTTCTTCTTCACACTCCCATTTAGGATAGGATTCAGCAATAATATTACTTACCCCACACCCGGCGGCAAAGAGTTGTTGTCTTTTATTATTAAATAGATAATGTAACACACACCTATTAAAGTCAAAACATCCACCATCTTCTTCTTCCTTATATACACATATTGCAGGTGATGTCAAAGAGTAGTCAATACCCGCTAACTTCTTCTGTGTCATCTTCCCCCGTTTCACTGTCTACTTCAAGGTAATGTCCGCAAAAGGAACAACTTTCTAACCCATCAGTATCTTTTGTAAAAATATCATATTCTTTATCACAGCCATCACACAATATATGTATGGTGGCGTCCCCATCTATCCAGAGTATATCTACTGGCATAACTTCATCTCCTGCGTGTTATTTATTGTCATCAAATTTCCCTCATTTAAGTTAAATAGTTTCTCTTATATCCGCCGACTTTTTATTCTTAGCTTTTGTTATATTCGCACACAGTGTCGTAGTGTCAAATACATACTTGTTATTAGCTTGTGTGAGCATTCTTGTCTCTCCAAGATTTTCGAGAAACCATTCATAAGTATGGTCTTCTTCGTATTTGGCTATAGTACACTTGACTATTTCAAATACTTCATCTGGTTGTAACATCCGTTGAATTGAAGGATGACTCGCCATTGTATAAAAATATCTTGCATACCAATACTCTACTTGGTCATGTGGCCAAGGCTTGATCTGCTTCAACTCTATTTGAGCGGGAACTTTCTTCTCCACTAGTCCCTGCGATGGTGTCATGTTTATTGTACATCCACCAAGTATTATTATCATAACGAACATTAGTGATTTATACATTTTTACTCTAATTTAAATTGTTACTTTAGCCGTATGGTCTTTTTTCGGTGTTTCTATGTGGTGCAGATTTCTCTACACATTGCATATAAGGATTGACGGTATTTTGATTATCAAGTCTTGTGCCCCTCTTAGGCCCATCAGTTTTTTCCCAATAACCATAACATCCTGTTTGTATCTGTCTTGCTGCTTCACATCCAACGAACATTGTTAACATAATCATTACTAAAATTAATACTGATTTGTGCATTTGTTATATCCCTGTTAAATTATTTCACAACCCCCAGCCGTACATGCCAACTCTTGACTTGCTATGGTGTAGTCTTGTGATTCGTATTTTGATAACTCTGACCAATCCACATTTTTTGGCATCGCTTTTAAGGCTTCTTTGTACTCTTCCTCTGTACAATCTTGATATGGTGCTTGACGATATGCATGATCACTAAATGGAAGGAATGATATACCACTAATAGAATCAAAATGTTCATACACCCACGAGGCTATTTCAACCCACTCATCTTCCTTTACAGAGATTGTGACGGATGGCTTATGCTCACACCAATTTTCCGCATAAACTTTCCATAGTTCTAATTGTTCTAATGCAGTCATATCCATACGACAAACTGCCCCTTTTGGAGTCTTCATTGGAAACGAAAACACTGTTGTATGTTCGGGTTTTGTTACGTCAGGCTCATTAGGGAAACCGGTATCTTGCATGAGTTTACAGAGAGGATCTTTAATATCACCTCTTACTGTTCTGATATAGAAGGGGTTATGTCTTGCATGGATACCAGATGCCGAATCCACAAGCTGAGAAACAGTACCGCTAGGTTTAACACAGGTAATGGCCGCACTAGTGGGGATTCCAAGTTTATCTGCCCATTCTTTATTCGTTTCATAAGCAATATTTCTCAGTTCTTCTAATAAGGCTTTTAATCCAGATATTCCTCGTGTTCCATTAGTGATTGGATTGTCCATAATCCCTGTGAGACTGACTCCCAATAATCGTTCTTCATCGCAGTTCTTTTTCCACTCTCTGGAGAGGTATTTGAACTCGGTAAGAGTTGATTGAAAGGTGCCAAGGATAGTAGCAATCCTAACTTTGTTCTGGAGAGACTCTCTAGTGTCGTTGCTTCTGACAACGACCTCTGACAAGTTGCAGAACTCTCTGCTTCGTAGAATGATTTCGCTGCAAGGATTTGTGCCGAAATCGTCTCGCGCCACTCTTCGTTGAATGTATGTGCCATTTTCGTCCTTTTCTCTAGTATTTAGTTCATTAACATGATATTTGCTTGCTAACCCATTGTAAATACCACGTTCTCCAGATTTTGAATCATAAAGTGATAACCACTCTCTCATGAAAGTTCCTACATCTGGTTTTTCTTTATAGTTAACCGAATTGTTTGCTAGTGATCTTTGTACATCTTTTTCCCACCATTGACCCGACTTAGCAAATCGCATTTCGCGATCATTAAGATCAGAAAGAGAAATAAGGGCAGACCTACGAACACCACCCACAACAACAACTTCAGCAGTTTTACATACGATATCATGTGCCTCTATTGGTTTAAGTCTTCTTCCTACAGAATTAGTAAATGTATGTATAACAAAATTAAATAAGTCTACCAGAGGGGCGGGACCTGACGCTCTCCCCCCAAAAGTTTTTAATGGCGCACCAGCTTCTCTTACCTTGGACACATCCCACTTTGGTATATGACCACCATACAGTAAAGAAATCAGTTCTTTGAAAGATCTTGCCCACCCCAATTTAGAATCGGCAACTACAATAGTAGTATCAGTTGCATATAATTCATCAGGAACTGCCGGAAGTTTTTTTACATATTCTTCCTCTACTGAAAAACCAACTCCTGTTCCATTCATTAGTATATAAAGAATTTCATCAAAGGATCTAACATGATCTACCTTTACATAAGCACAGTTATAACCAGCGATATTTTCTTTTTCTAGTGCTGGACCTGCCGTCATTAAACACCTCATGGAAGGCATGACTTTGAGATCTTTTACTGCATTTTCTAATTCACTTCTTTCACCATTTTCAAGAATGAATTCATGATTTTTTTCTAAATGTTGTGTAAAAAAGTCAAAATATCGTTCAATCGTTTCATCCCATGTTTCTCTTCTTTTTAAATCATAATCCCATCTTGCATATCGTGATAAATGAATAAACTGTTGGTATTCAGTAGGTAGCATGTTTTCGCTTTCTATTTGATTTTTTCTAAAAATTCTGTTGATTCTCGGTCTGACAATCCGTATTTGTCCATCTTCCAACTCCCATCTAGATTGTCCTTTATAATATCCATTTCTTGTTTCGAAAAAGTCTTTGCATTTAATCCATAATCTGAAAATGCCTCACAACATAACGGAAAATGTGGTTCAACTAAATTCCACATAGCATTTGCGTAATGTTGGATCTCTTCTTGAGAATGACTATCGCTTCTTAATTGGTAAAACTTGAAAAAATTATTTAAATCTATTTTCCAAATAACTTCGGTATAATTCGACACAGGAAGAACTATCCTTGAAAGTTCCCTAGACAAATTCCAATCTAGTAGATTTTTGTAGGCGGTAGTTGCACCATCGAACACACGAAAAATTTCAAATTCGATTTCTCCTGGATTAGGTAACTTTCCGTCTTCTCTACCTTGTTTGTTTGTAGTTGATTGGGGCTTAAGACTACTCCCCTTTGGAAAATAAAAATCATCTGACATGACAGAGTATCGTCCCGAATACTCATTCAGGTTGGCAGTCCTATGCCGGACTAACTGGCGCATAATAAAGATAGGTAATTTCAAATGGAACTTGACTTCACACATCTCAAAGGGTGAGGTGTGTCTATGTCTCATTAGGTAACGGATTAGGTTCCGCGTTTGACTTACCTTTCGTGTTCCTTCCCCATAACTAATTCTGGCAGCATTCTCAACTTCTTCATCATTGCCCATTGTATCAAGCAATTTTACAAAACCATGATCAAGGACTTTTGTTTCTTCTATTATTTTATTACCTTTATAATCTAATTCACTGGACATTTCTCCACTCTCTTGCTGCCCAATCTGCTTCTAATCCATTCATGGTAGTTTTATTTATCATTTCAAGAATTTCAACAGTTGACAAACCATTAATAATTAAGTCATTAATATCTTTAAATTTTTTCTCTTTTTCCCAAATAACAACAGACCATCCATCCTCTATAGCATTCATCAATTTTTTAACAGTATGTATATTTCTCGGTTCATTGTCGAATATTAATACGCACTGTTTCTTATCTAATTTTATTGATTGAAGATCACCACCCGCGACTGCTAAGCAATTTGGAAGGAACATTGAGTCAATCGGACCCTCTACAATATATGTAGTATCCTCTGGATTCCATCTTTCTAGTCCATAAACTTTAGTACTATCTTCAGTAACTTTAATGGTAATATATCGGAGTTCATGACTACCTAACGCTCTACCTTGAGCAGCAATTAGTTTCCCATCTGTATCATAAAAAGGAATAACCATTCTTGGTTCTCCCTTACCCAAATTCGAATAATCGATTTCGGATACTGACATTGCCCACTCTTTAAAATCTTCTGCATAGAACACCCTCTCTAAGAAAGTATTTGGTATCAGTCTACCCTCATAAAATAAACGGGCGTGGTGTGTGTGTGAGAGAGAGCCAATAGAGGGTAATTCAATAGTAGTTGGTTTAGGTTTGAATTTAGGTTTTTTAAAATGGAATTCTGGTGCCTTTGTCTTACCACGACCAGTTTGACCCTGACTATACCTTTCCATGACATATTGATCATGTAGGTGTGGATCAAGTTGTTTTATGAAGTTTCCAAGATTAGAACCATATCCACAGTTATGACATTTTACAAACAAGTCTTGCTTCTTTGCGTAAATGTACATCCGTTTCTTTGATTTATTCTTTTGAGAATCACCGCAAATGGGGCATCGCGAATTCCAAAGATTAGCTCTAACCTGTTTTAGCCGGTCGAGCCGAGGTGAGATTAATCCCACGTATTTCTGATCAGTGTATAAACTCATAATATATTATACCACGAAATATCAATAAGTCAAGTTATTATCGTGCTTTAGTCTCTAATTCATGTGCGATCCACGCTTTTGCAGAGGGTTTGTTTGGTGGACGTTTCATAATTTTACCTATTTCAACAAATGATTTTCTAAATATATCTTCTCCAGCTCTATTGTTGACAATCTCAACAAATCCGCCAGGAAATAGGTTAGCGAGTTGATCTTTAATTCCTTGTACTTCTTTCCATGTGTTTCTTACTATGTCATCTTTAAGTTTTCGAGATCTTTCAAGATTTTGTTGAAGGGCTATATCAAGAGAAGTATTGACAAATATCATGAAAGTATCATAACCAACGTCTTCAAGTTTTTTCTTTTTTAGACTCAATTTTATCGGATCATGGGCAGTACCATCAATGATTAGTCCAAGCCTCCCCTGAATCCACAGCTGTTCCTTTTTCGCGGTCTTCTTCTTTCCTGCTTTACGGATTCTTTCCTTTTCCATTGTCTCATCATCAGAAAACTTAGTCATATCACTATGCATTTTAGCTTTCATCAATCCAAACTCTAATTGTTCATCAGAGTTGACCACCTTCAGTCCAAACGGTCCTGTTTTTCCTGGCTTTATCTTATCCATTGAATCATGCCATTCAAATTTACCAGCTGCAGAACCTGTTGCTTTCTCTGCTGAATATGATTTACCAGAACCAGCGCCACCTGCCAAGAAAAACGCTTTAAATATGCCAGGATCATATACACCTTCTAACAATTCTTGTTTGAGATCTTTAAATTTCATAATAGTTAACCGATTTCCGATCTTGTTACTTGTAATATTTTAGTTTTTTGAACTTCAAGAATTGCCGTTCTGTTAGGCCATTTAATATATTCTTTAGTTTCACCATCCTTTTGAAGATTGGCGATCAGTGGTAGAACCAATTTTTCCACTGCTAACATACGTGCTTTGTATTTTATATTTATATCCTCTTTTCTCTGTTCAATCTCTTTAATAACTGTAGACATATCTTGTGAAGATTTCTGAAGGCTCTGTACTGCTTCTAACTGTTCCATCTTTAAAATCTTCTGAACATCTTTATCCAACCATTCAAGTTTCTCCATAATTGGAGTTAAATCTGGTGGTTCAGCAGTAACAGATTGTACTTGTGAAGCAGTCAAACTATCTAACTTCCCTGATGTTCCTTCCAACAGAGCTTCAAGGCTTTCTAGTTTGAGAATCTTGTCAATCTTTGGAGACATACTCTCTAAGAACTTCATGATCTCATCTTGTTTTCCTACAACTTCCCCTGCCTTTTTAGATGATGTACGTGATTCACCTGTTGCATCATTTAATTGAGCAAGGATATCTGCTGTTGTCTGTGCTCGTTCCTCATCTTGTTCTAATGAAAGAATTTTATCAATCTTTAGTTCGATACCTGCTAACGTTTCATCTTGTTTATCTTTATCTTCTTGAGAAAATCCAAAATCATCTGATGGTGCATCAGATTTATTTGATATAGCCGCCATGATTTGTTCTATCTTGGCGTCCATTGATGCTAATGCTTCTGGACTAGCAGAACCTCCACTTCCTGTGTTTTCTCCATCAGTATTATCTTTTTCGTATTCATCTGCCGTAACGGCACTAAATCCAAAATCGATTAATTCTTCTTCTGCCATGTTTACTCCTAATGTTATTCTTTTTAGTATTTATCATAAATTATTTCTACATATCACACTTAAATGACAAAACCCTTCTCTAAAATTCTGCCAAACAATTCCATTCCACCCAAATTGATTATCAATTACGCCCAATACATCAGTAAAAATCGGCAATTCAAACAAGAATATCACCATTGCACCAAACATACCGGCAAGGAATGCTGAATAAGACCATCTTATCCACCTATACTTGACAAGTGCAAGAGTCTTACCACTAGTATACATTTCATTAGCTAATGCATCATATATTGTGTCATCAGTTCGTAGTGTATCAGCATAATTTTCTTTATATTCTTCCACATCCAAATGAGAAAAATGACCAAAATAAAGTGGATTGAAATGTGGTGATGTTCTATCTAAATTTCCATCTTCATCTTTTGGATACTTGGTGTTTGGTATTATCGCTACTATCGCACACAATAATGATATGATGCAACAGAGAGCGAAAAACATCAACGGATATCTCATTACAGGATTGTCTAATTCTGCAACTGTAACTGAAAACACAATTGCTGAAACTGTAATCATTATGTTGGCCTTTTGGTCAGCCATGACATTCAATCGCATCTGATTGGTAACATTCAGTCTGAAAATGTTATCTACCGCAGTTCTATCTTCTGGTACATTGTCAAAAAAATTGACTGATTCTTTATTTTCCATCACTACAATTGACTTTTCAATGTTGTCACATACTTTGAAATAGAATGATCTAACCCATCAGTTTTGGAAATTAATCCATTATCGTTATCAGGACCCCAATCCAAAGACACACTATTTACAAATACCCCTGTATGAAGAAAAGGCCACATAGGAGTGAAAGTGACAGGATCGCTGATACGAACCACCCTCCAATGAATGGGTTGGCTAGACAAAACTTGAGTAGACACTTTTGGTGATCCGTAAGAGAAAACTTGAACATTGTAACCTCGTTTGTGTAACCACATTCCCACTATCTGGGCAATCGCACCGCCCAAACTGTGACCAGTAACGTGTACTGTATGTTCTAGGGAGTATGTACTATCAATGGTTTGCATTACATAGGTTGATGCATCTAGGAATCCTTTATGTAGATATATTCCTAATACACTATCTTTTATCAGTCTTGCATCTAAATCTGCAAGGACATTATTCTCATTGGCTGTACCTCTAACGGTGATAATTGTAATACCACTATCCTGTTTTACCTCAAATACAATCTTATCAGTTGAACCATTCTCATAAATTGCAGCAGAATACTCTGCGTGTTCAATGAGTGATTCTATTGTAACTGGCAGCGTTGATTTATCACCACTGGTCGCACCCACCTCTTCGGCACTCTTCGCGCATCCACTAAGTAGTAGTATCGTTCCTACTATGATGATTAGACAATTCCTCGCCCTTTTTCCAAGCTGTTGCACTTAAAATCGCCCCAAAAGATATGTGAAATATTGCTCCCGCACCAAGTGTGAGAGGTTCCCAACGACTAGTATTCATTTTTATTTCATCGCTCATGAATGTAAGGCCTATGTTCCACATCAAAGGAGCAATGAAAAAATCAACGAGGCAGAGAAAAAGATAGACGTAGGCCGCGTGACTGCGCCAGTATTCATGTAGTGTTTCGTTTATGCTCATAATATTTCCTACCTTTATACCACTATATCGTCTTCATTTTTTATAAAGTTTCTTAAAATCTACGGTTATTGGAGCTTCTTTTGCAAGTTTCTCTGGTGTTATTTTTTTTAACTTAGCTCTTTCAAAATAACTGTCTTTTCCACGCGTGGACACAAACTTCAAATATTGCTCTCCACCTCTCAACCCCACCTTACCTGTATACCAGTAGTCTCCATCTTTTGCAACATATTTTTCAGTATTGTCTTTGGTCGTGTCCAAATAATATTCTGTTTCTTCGTTAAAAAGTTCTTTAAATGTTTTCATTTTATTTAAACTTCCAATATCTGTTGATTGTTTTGTTTATTTCCATGTTAAGTAATTTCCTGTTCTCAACTGCATTACCACCTCCACCAAATAGTGATTTATATACTGCCAATTTTTTTAATACTTATGCTTGGATTTCCGTAATAGTCATACTACTCGTTAAAACTCCACCAAAAAACCTAGTGCTAGATGCACCGTTAAAAGTGGTAGTTCCTCCGGTACATCCTATTCGTATTTTGAAAGTCGTGGCACTAGCAGTACCTGCGGTCATGTAATGACTAAGCGGTAAACTAACCACACGTTGATCGCCTGTTGATGTGTGAGTAACTGACGCGGCAATCGCGCTAGCAGTCGTATCTTGAAATAATGCTACAGTTAAATATTGATTAGCCTCGCTTGAAGCACCGTGAACGACTACGTTTATTAACAACTTATTACTTGCACTTTTTGGAGTAAATGCTAACGTCATTTTTTCATCACCCTCACTGTTTTGTGGAATAGTGTCATCAAGAGGGATGTTCGTTGTACCTGTGTTTTGTACTACTGTACTCACATTTTTTAATTGTACAGTATGCCCTACCGGATAAACAATTGCCACATTACTCAGGTTTCCTGCCGTAACAGTCCCCAGTGCAGTTATATTCGTACTGCCGTCATGAATATCGGCGTTTTCTCTAGCTAGTGTCATTGTTTATCCTTTAGGATATTTATCTTTAGTTTTCTTCAATTCAGCTTTTAAGCCTGTGACTCCTGAGTGATAGAGAATATCTAGCTGTTCGGCTATCGGTGGGTATCCTGCTGCACGATCTCGCTGATATTGTTTTGCCGTCCAATCTGCTAACAATTCAATCAACTTAGCATCAATAGCTACTCTTGTAGGAGCATCACCTGTGTTCGATTCAGGCCAGACAATAGCATCTTCGCCACCGTCCCATCCAAAACCTTGATCTGTTAATGCTTGTACTGCTTCTATTAATTCAGGTTTTCTCATGTTACTACCTCCATTAAAACTAATGTTGATTCGCCTAGAGTACCCTTAATTGCTCCTGTTGGGGTGGCATTCCCAGAAAACCCACCTCGAATGTGTGCTATATAAGTATGATTGCCCGTTGCAGAAGATGTGTCCACAAAACTGCCACTATGACCAGTATAAATATTGTGATAAGTGTCCCCCCCTTCATCCGCTATATAAGAATATTGCTGGTTTATCCCTGTTGATGACGAAGGTGCAGTCCTATCAAAATCAATATATAATTCAGCTGCCGTAGTGGTATTCCCTTGATAAATCTGATAAGTACAATGCCAAGAGGCAAATATTGATGATCCTGAAATGCTCTTATTTATGGTTGCCGTCCAATTTGTACATACTACTTCTGTCAGTGAGTTTGAGGAATAATTCGTAGTATTAGGAGTGCCTTGAATCACCTGCAAGACGTGGCCTGTTGGGAAAACAAGTGCCGTATTACTCAAATCCCCACTTGTAACAGTTCCCAGTGCCGGAACTGTAATTGCTCCCCCCGATTCCGAAATTGCAGTCACATTATTAAGTTTGAGATTTGCCATATTTATTCCGGTTTAGGATTGTCAGATTTTACGAGTGCGACCGCTTTGTACCATTCGCCAGTTTTCGTACCTTTTCCTGCAGTCATATCATGGAAGAGTAAATCAAGCTGATCTGTCAGTGCAGGAAATAGTGTTGCTCGTGTTCTGGAATAGGCTAATGAGTCGTAGGATGCTTTAAGGCGTATGACTTCAACATCTATTTCTGCATTAGTAGGATCATCAGAACTTGGATTATGAAACGTAACTTCATAACCACCGTCAGCATCTGACATAAAACCCCACTGTGTACCTGCAGGGGTTAATGCTTGTATTGCTTCTATTCTAAATTCGTCAATATGCATACTAACCTTTCATTTTTTGAAGTAAAACACGAACACATGGGCCAGTTGTTGTAAGAGTAACCCCATTAGTAGCAATCCATTTAGAAGTATTACTTCCATCTAATGATATAGTTCCAACTGATATGGTAGTTGTGCCAGAGTATCCAGTTCCACTGACTACAAAACCTGAGTTATTCGTTTCGGCAGTACCATCACCGTAAGCGTGGCCACCTCCCACTAATTGTTCTGTCGTTGAACCATCTGT